TTTTTTCATAATTTTAATTTTTGCAGCCAGGGCAAGATTCGAACTTGCATTCCCCAATTAAGCGTTGGGTGCTTTACCAATTAAGCACACCTGACTATTTTTTTAAAATATTAATGTATTCATTATAACATCTTGGTTCATAAATTTCTGTACCACCAACGTGTATCTCCGAGGATTTATTAGTAATTGCTACTGTATAATAGGCATCTTCACCAGTAATAGGACATACTGCAGGACACACTTCTATTTTTGTAGCATATGGAAACATAATCATCGGTTCATCAAAAGGTTTACCCTCTGATGACAATTGTATAGTACTTACATATATATCATACCCCTGACTAAACAAGTTAATTAAAACTTTAGCACAACCGGGTATCATAAATGCTTCATCTACAGCTATGATTTCTGCACCTTTTGATGCCTCAATCATTTCTTCACCAGTAGATACATTTATAGCATCCCATGCTGCACCGCAGTGTGTTTTAACTTCAGCATCAGCATATCTAGTATCTAATAAAGGTTTAAACAAGACTATCTTTTTCTTCTGATATCTTGCTCTTTCTAATGCGGCTAACATTCTAGATGTCTTGCCACCAAACATAGGACCGGTGTAAATAGTAAATGTCATAAGAACTGCATCATAGACTCGAACTATGTTGCTTAGGCTTCATCCATACAAAGCTTATGCAGTTGCAAATATAAAAACTAATTAATCACCCAAGATAGGGCGTCAATTTTTGATTGTAGTTTTAGCTGACCTTCAAGAGCAGCTTCAAGTTCACCAAGATCATCTTCTTCTGATTCCAGATTATATGCTTTGGTGACTTTATCCATACTACGCTTTACCCAAGCATTAGCTTCAAATAGAAGTATTTCTAGGGTTTCAATTTCTTGGACTATTTCTTCCTTGGTTTTCATTTCTATATAATGACTTAGTTAATCCAACTCTATATCCCATAGCAATTGCTGTCTTTATTGAACTCTCTGTACAAGGTTCATTAAGAAAATATTCATTATAAACATTCTTTGCAATTATGCAGGGCTCACAAAATAAATCTTCCGTAAAGTCCTGAGTAATAATACTTTGGCAAGACTTACAAATTGTTGTTTTCTTATCTCCTATTTGTCTGTGAATAGGTAATTCTTCCTTTGGTTCCTGTGGTGTATAATACATACATTCACATTCTCTCTTAGGTCCACAAAAACAAGTAAGTGGTCCATTAAACGGATAATCATCATCTAATTCTATTATCCTAGCACTTTTACCATCAGTGCTTATTTCTACAAAAACAAGTTCATCAGTCATATCTACACCCTGCTGTTCAATTTTAGCATCGTGAGAGAGACTTAATGGAATTGTTATGGTTTCTACTGAACCATCTTCTTTTCTGTGTAATAGGTCTACAACCCAATTAAACAGATCTCTTCTAAGTTTTCCTTTGTATTTCATTGGCTCAATATAAAAAGAATATGGCCGCAATAATACGGCCATATCCTTTATAGTTATTGGTTAAGGTTACCAAATTATAGCAACAGCTGTTTCACTGACAAGAAAATAAAACTTATTGTCAATCTCAATGATTTCACTGTGCTGAAGCCCTTTACCTACATACACAAAATCTCCGGTTTTAACACCTTCAACTTCTGTACCAACAGCAACCACGTGGAGTTTGTTATACTTCTCCAGCATTTGCTTGTCTATCTCATCTTCAGCTTCAGGTGTGAGAATAACCTGTGATTCCGGTCTCATTGGCTTCTCTATGAGAATCCGCTTTCCTTTTAATTCTTTAAACATATTACCAGGGTTGAACATTATACACACAAAAGTCTTCACCAACACCAGATTGCATCCAAATGTCCTGATCAAAACAGAATTTCTTCTTATTACCAGAACAATTGTTACGGACTTCTAACCAATAACAAGTAGGATTATAATCCACACCATCATTAGCAATTACTCCGCAGGTACAATCCTGTGTTACTACTTCCTCTTTTTTACAAGAGCAAAGATATAAGGATAAAAGTAAGATAAATAAGTATTTCATTGTCTAGTTGTTAACAATAATTATCTGTAATGTTTTTGGGAATATCACCTTCCCATAAGGTTTCAAAGGAAATATTAAATCCTGATTCACAAAGATAATACAATTCTGGATTTTGTAATGTGTCTATATAATTAGAACATTCCATCAGAGTCCCATAATATATATCCTCGTGATTAGAGCATTTCCTAACTGCAAATGTATTCATTTTTTTTATTTAAAGATAATAAAAATAGGCAGAAAGGCGCAATTGCCTTCCTACCTATTTAAAGATCACAAAACATTCAAAGGACACCATACAGACTCCACTAACATCATTATAATGATTAGGAAGCACGCAAGGCAATCAAATTGCAAGAACATTGGTATTTCAACCCGTTCCTGTATGGGATTATTGTCACAGCATTTTATATGGAAGAAGAGACCGTTCATTACCAAAAAATATGAAGTATGAATCTACAGTATACCAAAAGAATGAAGTTAATAATTTCATTAACCATCGCTGTCCATAACAAAATAGACAGAAACAAGAAAACTTCATTATTAGGTCCTAGGCGACCACCAATTCTTTTAGATATATGTAATACTCTTATATAATTATTTGTTTCTATACGCCAGAGCTATGTCGGCAATTACAAAATTGTAATTCAACCACATAGGTACGATATACTTTAAGTAATTATACTCAAGCTGATTTTAAATCATAAATTTTGTGTAGGAGGCATTCTTACACTAAAACCTTTTGGTGACAATAACCCTTTGAACTTATATCAGAAGCTTTGTAAGTTTTTCAGGCGTGTCAACACCATAATGCATTGTAACACTCTTATGTTTAAGGGCCATTTCTTCGTGTCTGGCTATAGTATTACAACCACAATTACAACCCTGTTCAAAGTGAGTTACAAAATGCACGTGATAACCCTTTGGTATTTCACCATATGATCCACCACAACCCTGACTAAAGACAATAATCTTTTTACCTGTTGGTACAAGACGCCTTAGTTGTTGAATGTAGTAATCACCTTTAATCCTAAGCATAGTATCACTATACAGTTTTATGCCTTTGATTTTTTTGGCTTCTTTGATCATACTATGGTGAAAACCATTATCATTCTGATTATATCCTACTGCTTCATCAACAAATAGATATAAGTCCTGATAATACTCACGGGTCTGCCTAAATTGTTCAAGAGCCAAATGTGGTTCTGTTATCAACTTTTGGAAGACCTTGGGATAATGTAACTTTTCTTCTACAGGTATCTCGGTCATAGATAATCTAATCAGTTCCCTTTTAATAATTGTGGCTTTATTGTCTTTAGTTACGACTGTATCATCATAGCCAGAGCCTTTACCACTCTTTTTAAAACTTGGAACTTTTCTTTTACTTGGTTTGGGATACTGTTTTGACAACCTTGTTGATAGACTTTGTAAAAAGCCTTGATCAAAATCACCAAGATTATTTTGGGTAACAGTATAATCCTGACCTTTATACCTATGACTAATGGTAGGAGTCTTGTATAACTCCATATTGATTAAGGTTTCTTGTCTAAAGTGCATTGTGTGTAAATAAAAAAGGGGATTGTTAGTCCCCTTCTGTTATAACATACTACCTACATAGGTCTTGTAGTTAGAACCATACTTATTGCTAAGCATATATTCTAACATCTGTTGATCATCAGACTCTTGTGACATCTTCCAAAGCATTGCTTTGAATTTAGCCATATAAGCTGTCTTACGACCAATACTCAAGTTACCTATGTGGTACAACTCATTAATTAAATCCGCAATTTGATTTTGGCTTGGTTTTTTGACAACATCTAACTCTCTATAACTAATTGTAAGATCAATTAAGAAGTTAAACTTACTGTCATTATACGAAACCTTAATCATAGATCTCACCTGTTCAATAAGTTCTTTTCTGTTAGGAAATTTAAATTCCCTAATCATAGTGAACCTGCGATCAAGTGCATCTTCCAATTCACGGCGTTTGTTAGAAGTGAATATAACAAACAAGTTGTTCTTATTACCTTTAACTACACCTGTGTTTGGATCGTTCAACATACATTCCTGCAAATAACTCAGCAAGAAAGTGTCTACTGAAGGTCTGGCTTTATCTATCTCATCAAGTAGGAGTAATACCTTACCTGTCTGAGATTTCTTAAGCGCTTGCATCAGATAGCCATCTTTCAATGCATCTCGTCCACTTGTTGAATCATTGGTCATAGCATCAGCTAATGTACCTAAGTCCCAGTCATAAACCATTTTGTCAGCACTAATGCCATCATAACAGGGACCGAAAATTAATTCGGCCCCTATATGATCAGCTACATACTTTGCAAAACTGGTTTTACCAGCACCTGGCTCACCAAATATCAACATACTAGACACACAACTTGCGGGATTAGACAATAAGTACTTAATGTACTCTAAGTCTACCTTCTTGTCATCACTCAGTATCATCATCTTTGCGCTTTGATTGGTCTAACATATCACGGAACAACTTTCTAAGAGGAGCTGGAAGATCCTTAAACTGATCATCTTCTTCATCTTCTTTCTTTATTCCTAATGAAGACTCAAGTTTAGATATTAGACCAGATAGTTTATCCAATTTCTTGGGAATTTCACTGTCTATATCTTCTAAACGGTCAAGCACAACTTCTTTGATACCGAAAATGAGCAATACACTAAGTTGTTTAGAACTTGCATTGTTTATAATGGTTTCAATAATTTGTGATCTCTTAGTATTACCGGCTTCTTTAGCCATATTTACTAAGTGATTCATTTCTTTATTGCAACCATCCATATCGGACTCTGTAAAACCACAAGCCTCCCACACATTGTCATGTTCGTGGTCAAACACATACTGTTGAGCCTTAGTGTTAAATACACCCTTACTGTTGTCATCAGGTAGATTGCTAAGAATCCACTTCAGGTGTTTCTGGCTTAGTTTGTTAGTGGGTAGGTCAAACAATACCTCCATAACTTCTTGCTTCATGTTACTTCCTTGGTTCATTTTACTTGGTTTTTTCTGTTAGAATTCTGATTTCTTTTGTTATCCTCTGTTTGTCTTGATCTGTTAGAGGAATCAGATCACCGGTTGTTTTACCGTTTACTTTTTTTGGTTTAACACCGGAACTTAGTTGCATTGAAAGTCTCTCCAAAGCACCGAGCTGTCTTTCTACTTGGTTCTTCTTCATTGATATATAATTGTTAGAATTTGCATAAAAAAAGGGAGAGTATTGCTACCCTCCCCTCACAAAACACACAACACACTGAACAATCAGTGTACGAGAAAACAGCCCTGATATAATCCATTCTTTAAATGGAAGAATCTCAGACTAACTTTCTTGTACCTTGATTTCAGCCTCAGATATGATAACTGTATCATATCCCACGATTTGTGTAAGAAATTAATTGTTTTCATAGTCATAGATATATCTCTGGTTAAACATTTCCTGTGTTACATCCTCTGGATCTATATCGAGATTAAATGCTACTTCAACAACAAACTCTTCATTCTCGGGATTATGAATACTATCTTCCCAAGAACAATCAGTAATAGGTTGATCTGTGCAAGCACATAACAACACAGCGAAAATAAGGTATTTCATTGTTTTCTTTTTTAAGTTATGAGGACCAATGGACTAATCACCGGTTTTTCCTCAGTCAGATTACAAATTAGTCTTGTGTGGCCATAGCATATGCTATCTTTTCTAATTGCAATTAGTTACCCCCTGTACCACTTGGGTTTGTTTAATCTTTAGCTATATTATCCAACACAAGGTTATTGTTTTGGATAAGGCTAATGCGTTTGAGCCAGTTTTTCCTGTGGATTTTTGGTGGCCCCGGTTTTCTTTTCCGTCCCATAATAATAGTATTTATAATAAAATACTACTATTATTCTTTATTCCAATGCCGGAGATTTTCTACAGGATAATCAAGATAGGCATTAAGCAATTCAATAGCTCTCTGCGTATCCTGCACAATAATAACCTTAGACCCTATGGTAAGGGTAGACTCTGTTTCACCAAATTGAATAGTAATTGGGTGGAGTCTAAGTGCTTCTTCTCTGTCCATATATAGCAATTTGATACTAATATACGGAATTAAATGGTGTGGCTCTGTTATTTAGACAGAGACCACACCATTACTATAAAGAAAACAAACACGCCCAAATATATGATGCGTTTCAGCATTTTAATCTCAGGGATTTAAATACCCAATTGGCCTTAAGGTCAGATTGGGGTATATTAATGATTTGTGAGATCAATGCTTGACGCTTTTCAGCATAGGCACCTGAGCACATATCCTTATTAAAGGTTTGCTTTGCATTTTTGATTGAAGTTCTTTCTTCTGTTGTCATTGTTTTGTTTTTTTTAAAATGATTTGCGGTCTTACTATGTGCTTGATACAATAGATACAAATATACATAGAGATAAAACAATATGTAATGAGAGTATTGTATTAGTATTTGTAAAGTGAGGAATAGGACAAGAAGATACAAGGACAAAGAGCAATAAAAAAAAATATTGCTATCTGTATGCATCAATGATAATGTTGCAAATGGCTGTTGCTCAATGACTAATGAAAAGAGTACAGGGTGTTTGTCACCCTGTAACTCTCTCATTGTCAATGATTTATGCCTTAAAGAGCATCTTCATCACCGCCTTCACTTGTGCTCACGCTTTCAGGTGTGCCTGTGCCTTCTTCTACCTGCTTTTGGCTCAGGTTCTGAAGCACAAGTACCCCGCCTGCCAACAGCATTTCTGCTTTCTTGGCTTCATAGCCTGCACGCAACATAGGATCAGTGGTCTTGGCTATCATATCATCCAAGATATCAAGCTCTAAGGTCTGTACCTTGAACCCTACTCTACCATCCTTGCCTGTATAATGGCTAAGGTTGGCTTCCCTGCCTATAAAGGACATTGAATAGTACAATGGTGTACCATTCTCTTCCCTATAATAGTCACCGCCGTCCTGCATTCTAAACCTTTTGTACAAGGCTTTCTCTTCAGGTGTGGCTCCTACAACACCGTACAGGTAGTTGGTGCGCAACATTGTTTTGGGCTCACCGTTCTCATCCAACAGTGGTAACCCTGCTTTACTTTTAAGCGTTACACGCTTCTTGTAGCTGTCAATGATTCTTAGTTTCATTGCTTTGATTGTTTATTGATTATTGATTTAATGTTTCTGTGCTATACACTGCACAATGCAAATACAGGGTTCAAAAAAATAACATAAAAAAAAGAAAACCTGTGCACTGTGCCAAAATGGCAGTGTTTTATAACTCACTGTGGTGCAGTGAGTTAGTCTACTTTGCTCACCGTGTGGAGACACGGGGAGTAGGATATGACACTGACAAAATGTCAGTATGCTGTTTCTTTGCACTCAGTTGCAATAAGTTTCATTCCGAACATTAATAGTATTATTGTGAACCAAGAACATACGTCTATGTACTTGGAAACTATAAAACGTGAAACATTATTACAACTGCTCACGGTTGTGAGTTAGTGCAAAAAAAAAAGCGAAGGGACTAATGCCCCTTCCTTTTACAGCACAGTGGTTTCACTTCGCATTATTTCCACCGTAAGCACCCCGCTTCTAGGGTGTGTGTTGCTGTGCTTTAATGCAACAGCAACACACCGCTAATACAGGGTTCCAAAAATTAACATTAAAAAAAATAAGCAACCCCGCAAGGGGGAAGAAGTGATGAGCTTATAGCTCATCATCTTCTTCTTCCTGCGCGGGTGCGGGTGCAGGGGCCGGCGTGTTGGGGCTTTTCTGCAGCTGCGCAAGCAGTGCAGTAAGCCCTAAAGCCTGCTTGATAGCGGCTTTGTCCGCGTCATCAAGCAAGGCGGTCACGCCGGGCTGTGCTATGGTGTTGAGCACAGCTTGCCTTGCAAGTGTGTCAACATAATAGCAACCCGTGCCTTTTACAAGGGCTGTGCCTTCTGGGAAGGCCTGCCCGCTGTAAAAGAGCAGGGTGCCGTCCTGTGAAATGCCTGAGGCAATGAAGGTTTTTGAGAGGGCGAGTGCCCTGTACTCCGCAAGGAGTTCAGCAGGGCCACTCACCCGATACATAAACCTGCCATTGCGGCAGGCTTTTAGCGGGCTGATTGTTAACATAAAATTTTATTTTATGTAAACATAAAGGGTTCAAGGGAGTAGAAGCACGGTAGTGCTTCTGCTCCCGTAAGTGCATACAAGCACATACAGGGTTCTAAAAAAAAGGGAACGGATGTTCCCTTTAGTTGGCGCTCACTGTGCTATGTAATATCACAGTGAGCCGGGCCATTCTATTATCAAGCTCTTTGAGCTTGTTATAATAGAATGTGGGCTCTTCAGAGTCCACAAGCCGTGTGAAGTAGAACTCCCAGTGCTGCTCCAGCACCTGGTAGTTCTGCCATAGGTCGGCTTGGTGGACCGTGTCCCCGCAAGCGTCAATGAAATTTATTTCTTTCATATAAATTTTATTGACCATAAAGGGTTATGTATATATATACATATGTATATGTATATATATACATGTATGACATGGATGTGTCAGCCATGTCATACATAAGATGCAAAGGCATGCTGTGGGCATGCCGCATGCAGGCAATGCATAGCATAGGCACAATGTTTTTGCTACAGAAATTTTTTTCTGTTGCAAACACATGTACCATGCAGGGTTACTGGCAACATGGGGGGTACCCCACATTTGCGGGTGGTGCCGGGGGTTGTTGTAATACGATCCCACTCATACTCTCATACGGTATCTAGTACAAACACCAGGGGGTATGTTAGGGATTTGGATACTGGGGGGATAGTTAGTATCTTATATATATAAGGTATATATGAAGAAGCTTATTAGATGGTTACAATTATGGGATGGTGTTTGGTCTATTCCTTTATTGTTTATATGTGTTATATGGGTTAGTTCTTTGTTGGTTCAGTTATGGGGGGCTGATGTGGGGGTGTTCCCACCGGGGCTTTTGAATGCCAGCATTATTGCATCCTTCTATCTGATGGTAGGTGTGAGTTTGATTAATTTAGTTATGAATCTATATCACCGCGGGTGGTGGAAGTATTATTATGGTAAGAGAGACCCTGAAGGTAGACACGCTAAGAATGACTTTTATGGATTGCCGGTATGGTTAAGAATTATGTTTATTCCCTTGCTTTCGTTTTTGTACTTGCTAGTATATTGCTGGCTAATTGTACAACTCGTGTAAAAGCAGTTACACCTACTCCTGTTTATACTACATCTTCTGGGAGAACGCATAAGCCTAAACCAGTTACAGATAGAGATGTGCTACAGGTTGTGTATATGTTAGAGGTCGGGGTACGGGAAAAGTCGGGTAGGAATGATGGGAGGGAGGTTGAAATGTATCTCCAGGCTACCGGGCTTGGTAAAGGTAATCCCTGGTGTGCAGCATTTGTTAGATGGTGCTTTGATCAGGCTGGAATAAAAACAACAATTACTGCTTGGTCTCCTACAGCACATAATCCAAAAGATGTCGTATATTATAAGGAGTGGAAAAAGAACGCTCAACACGGAGATGTGTTTACATTATATTATTACAAGATCGGTAGGATAGGTCATACAGGATTTGTTAATAAGGTATATAATGATAACTCAATGGTAGAGACTGTTGAGGGTAATACAAATGGTGAGGGTTCTAGGGAAGGAGATGGGGTATATATAAAGTTTAGACCAATAAAAACAATAAATTCTATAACATCATGGATAAAATAACCAAAAACTGGAGGCTTATACTGTTTATTGCAATGAGCATTGTAATTGTTGTGTTGTATAAAATAGGTGTAGATATGAATAATAAGCTTAAGGAAGAACAGATGTATAATGATACAAAGGCTATACAAGACTCTATAAACTATAGAAAATATGTTAGGCAATTGGAAGAAGAAGTATTCCAATACAGTGACAGTTTAAGAACATTAAAAATTAATTTAATACTATCAGAAAATGAGAACAACAGGGAAAAAACTAATGATGCTATTAAGCGCTTGCGTAATTCTGATAATGCATACAGAGACAGTATTTGGGCAAACGAATGGGCAAAAGAAGAGTCCTCCCCCTTCTAAACGTGTAATATATCAGGGAGAAAAAGGTCTATTTCTAAATGAGAATCAGGAAGAGGTAGTACTTGAGAAGTTGTTATGGAAAGAACAGTACCGTGAGGATGCTGTTTCTATGTATTATGTTAATGTTGCACTAGAAGAAAGGGTCAGAGATTTGGTCAAACTTAATGAAAGAAAATCTAAAGACTTGGAAATAGCTGAGGCTCAGGTAATTAGTGCAACTAACAAAGCAGTATTTTTTAAGGAGCAGTTAGATGAGGAAAGGCAGATTGTAGAAGATCTAACAAAATCTAACAGAAATCTAAAATTAGCCCTTGGAATACAGACAGGAATAGGGGTAATTGCAATAGGATCATTAGTATATTTGACTTTGCTTGCACGATAACCAATTTATTCTTATATTGAATTGTTAAATACTATGTGTCATGGGCTTAGGTAATGGAAATCCTTTCTCTGGTGATCAGGGCAGTAATTTTGATTTTGAGTATAAATTTCTCAAAGCATTACAGGCAATCATTGATGTGCTTGAGACACCGTAATCTTTGATTAAAACTAGAATCAATGAGTGTAGGTAATGTAAAAACTGAAGGCGATAAGAATAATAATTTCCCTTGGCAATATAAAATGCTCAAGGGACTTTCTGCTATAAACAACGGCATTACCAACCTTAACTTAGCTAATGCTGGACCAATGGCTATAGATGCTTTTGGTAGGCAAAGGGTATCTAGTCCACTTACTCTATTTGATTCTTCACACAGATACCGGGATAACGGTTTATGGGACACTGCTACAGCTAGTGGTGGTGCTGCTGTTTTTAGTGCTAATGAAGGTCTTGTTAACCTAAATGTAAATTCTACTAATGGTTCACAGGTAATACGTGAAACAAGTAAGGTATTTTCTTACCAACCAGGTAAATCATTGCTTGTGTTTAACACCTTTGTAATGGCCCCTGCTAAGACTAATCTTAGACAAAGGGTAGGGTATTTTGGTGTAAATAATGGAGTCTATCTGCAGTTAGATAATGATGTTCTTTCTTTTGTGGAAAGAAGTATAGTAACAAGTGTTGTTACTGAAACTAGAATAAGTCAACTTGGTGGTGTTTACGGTCCTGGAGATACAGGATGGAATGTAGATAAATTAAACGGTGCTGGTCCTTCTGGTATTACTCTAGATATTACCAAAGCTCAAATTCTTTTTATGGATATTGAGTGGTTAGGAGAAGGAACAGTAAGGGTAGGATTTATTATAGATGGTAACTTTATACTTTGCCATAGATTTAATCATGCCAATCTTATTCCAAGCACATATATTACTACAGCATCTCTTCCAATGAGATATGAGATTACCAATACAGGTGTTACATCAGGAGCTAGTACTTTAAAACAAGTATGTTCTACTGTAATATCTGAGGGAGGTTACGAATTAAGAGGTGCACAACAAGCTGTAGGAACACCAATTACTGCTCCTCAAACTTTTCCTTTAGCAGGAACATTTTACCCTATGGCAGGATTAAAACTTACTGCTAGTGCTTTAGATGCTGTAGTTGTTGCTACAGCAATATCTATATTAGGATTGGGTAATGGTAAAAACTATGCATGGAGATTAGTACAAGGTGGTACTATATCTGGAGGGGCTTGGGTTCCAGCAGGTGCTAATTCTGCTGTAGAATATAATCTTACTGGAACTAGTAGTACTGGGGGTAGGGTATTAGCTCAAGGATATCTGAATTCCTCTAACCAAGCATCCCCTAGTATAAATATTTTAAAAGAAGCTCTATTTGCAAATCAGTTGGAAAGAAATGGTCTAACTAATACAGCTGATGAATTGATTTTAGAAGCTGCAATAGATGCAATTGGTGGAACTCTAGGGATGTATGTCTCTATGGATTGGGAAGAAATTAGTAGATAAAATAATAATTGAATAAATGGGACTAGGAGATAGTAATTACCACGAGGGTGGCAAAAAATCTAGGTTTGATTTTGAATTAAAAACTTTACAGGCTCTGCAGAAGATTAGAGATCTTCTTGCTACGTCTGGTGGTGGAAGTGGTCAAGTAAAAGTTAGTAATGCAGATACTACTGCTAATTATCTTAATAATAAATTAACTGTTACTGCAGGAGTTCTTACCAAATCAATCACCAACTCAGGTGCTAATGAAGAACTTAATCTAACAATTTCACCTTTAGGTGTATCAACAGGATTAATTGCCAACGATGCTGTAACTTATGCAAAGATTCAGAACATATCGGCTACACAAAGAGTTCTTGGTAGAAATACAGCAGGTGCTGGTGATACTGAAGAAGTAACTGCATCTCAGGTGCTAGACTGGATTGGATCTACTCAGGGTCAGATTCTTTATAGAGGAAGCTCTGCATGGGTTACACTTAACCCCGGAACTGCTGGTCAGGTTCTTCAAACTAATGGTGGAGCTGCTAATCCTAGCTGGGCAAATACCTTACAGTATATTTCATTAGCTAATAACGTTACTACTACTAGTAACACAGCAGGTAACATTACTGGAATGAACTTTTCTGTTGCTGCTAATGCTGAATATCTAGTAGAATTCAGTTGTAGAAATGGCTGTACAACAGCCAACGGAATGAGATTTGCTCTTTCTGTACCTGCAGGTACTGTCACAGGGGTTAATCTTATAGCTTTTGCCGGATCAACTGCAGCACAAACTCAAACTGGTATTTCAGTTTCGGGATCTTCTGATATAGCTCAAACTGTTTCTACTTTAAATACTTCAGCAGCATCTACTTTACTTAAAATGAAAGTAAAAACAGGTGGTAACTCTGGTACATTCCAGCTTCAATTTAGAAGTTTTACACTTGGTGATACCTCAACAATTTTTGCTGAAACTACATACATGTCATACGTTAGAATAGTTTAATCATGGTAACATATTTAAATAACATAGGCGGTGGTCAATTTAATGTTGAAGTTCCCGATTGTGACATATTTATCATATGGCAGCAGGATTTACATACCGCATCAATGCTAAATGACTTTCAAACCGATAATGCTAAACTGCAGTACTTTGGAGATTTGCTAAAGCAAAATCCTATGACTGCTTATTATATTTATAATAACCTGCCAATCCCTAGTGGATTATTATAATTTTGAATACAATGGGCATTGATGAACTAACCTTTCACACTAAAGATTTATTAACAATTATTTTTGCTGTATCATCCTTGTTCGGCTTATACTATGCTTTAAGGAGATCAATGGATAAAGTGCGTAATAATGTAGATGACCTTGATTGTAAGATGAACGAGCTTGATGCTAAGCAAAAGAAAGATACTCAATCAATCATGGAGGCACTAAAACAACAAAAAGAAGACTTTATATCCAGAGAAACATTAATACACAGTAGGATTAAAGAAGTTAAAGAAGATCAACAAGATTCACATGAAAAGCTTGAACACAAGATTGATGGAATCTTTGGTCATATTAGTTCTATAAGCACTGCATTATCTGAGCTGACCGGGTATATTAAAGGGAAAGAAGGTAAATAAAATCTAATTTGTTTAAATTAAACCCAGAGTAAATCTCTGGGTTTTTTTTATTTAAATTTGACAAGTTTAAACTTTATCATTATATTTGACCCTAAAATAATACCATGAATGAAAATCAGACGATTGAACAAGAGTTTGAGCAACTCACTCCCGAAGAACTGGATGCAAGAAAAAAAGAAATGCTCAGCTTCTATAAGGAACAAATTGAATTCCTTGAAGTGCAAAAACAGTATGAATCTTTAGCAGCAGACGTTGAGGAAGCTAGATTAAGGAGGCTTATTGTTATGCTCAAACGTGCTGAAATTGAGCAACCACGCACTCTTCAGCCTGAGTCAGATGAGGAGATGGAGCCACAACCAAGAAAACTTAGGAAGTCCTGAGATTTATTTTCAAACCAACACTAATTATGGCTATTGTAAATCAAGTTCAGAAAAGAATACGTATGGAATTATGGGATATAACCAAGTTCCAGATATCAGTTCATTGTCAGCTTAATGACATTTCTGTTTCTACTCTTGATTTAAATTGCCTTACTCTGCTTGCTCTTTATGGTGAGAGAGAACTTACAGAATTTTGTGAGGCTGCTACCAAGGAACAAATCTTTGGTAGTAGCCAATCTGTAAGAAATGCTCTAGCCAAAGCAGAAAAGAGAAATTTAATTATCAAGCAAGGTAAGAGTAAAAAGAAAATCAAGATTAATCCTGAGCTTAAAATTCAGACACAGGGTAATATATTGTTAGACTATAAAGTTGTAAGAATTGAATCCTAAGAAAGCAGCAGATGTGTTGTCTAGTGTGCCCAAGGAACTAGACATGGATGCAGAAATGATTCATACCCTGTTAGATTTTTATTGGACAAATGTCCGCAAGAGTATATCAAATGTAGAATACTCTAGTATAAATATAACAGGCTTGGGAGTTTTTGATATAATGATCAATAGACTACTGCCTACAATTGACACATATCAGCAATATTTGGATAAAATCAGTACATCAAAGTTTTCATCCTATGAGAAATATGATACTGTGAAAAGAAGATTAGATTCTCTAATTGCTGTAAAAAATCAGATAACCGCTGAAACTGTAAGAAAAAAACAACACTTAGAAAACAGATATGGGAAAGAGTCTTATCAAAATCTGGAAAGAAAGGGAAAGGATACTTGAAGGAATCAAGTACGCTCTCTTTAAAAATGAACATGTGGAAGAGGTTGCAGCTGAGAGGAATGAGATATGTCAAAGTTGTGAATTCATTGACAGAGAAGGCAAGAAATGCTTTCTGAAAGGATCACAACCTTGTTGTGGAGTGTGTGGTTGCTCATTGCAGTTTCTTCAAAGATCTTTATCTAGCAAGTGTGAAATGGGCAGATGGCCTGCTATACTCACTGAAGAAGAGGATGATGCATTAAATGACTACTTAAACTCCAATAAAAATGGCACTGATATTTGAACCTAATGAACACAAATACGTTAGTGTAGACACTGAGAACCCAATTAATTGGCAGAGTGTAACTAGCGTAATATCTAAATTCAAGAAACCATTTGATGCAGATGCAATAGCAATCAAATCTTCTAAAAATAAGAAGAGCAAATGGTATGGTATGACACCAGATCAAATCAAGGATGCCTGGAAAGCAGAATCTGATAGGGCAATTAGACTTGGAACATGGTATCATCATCAAAGAGAATCTGATCTACTTGAATGTGACTTTATTGAAAGGGATGGATTTAAACTTTCTATAGTTAAACCTTTAGAGGTGTCTGGAGTTAAACATGCACCTGAGCAAAAGTTAATAGATGGTATTTATCCCGAGCATCTAGTTTATCTTAAATCTGCAGGTATCTGTGGACAAGCAGATAGAATAGAAGTAGTCAATGGCATGGTAAATGTTTATGACTACAAAACTAACAAAGAAATAAAGAAAGAAAGTTACAAAAATTGGGAAGGTATGGCAGAAATGATGCTTGATCCAATAAATCATCTACCAGATTGTAACTTTTGGCACTATGCTTTACAGCTTAGTTTCTATATGTATATGGTTATAAAACATAATCATAAGTTAAAGCCTGGTAAATTGCGTCTTGATCATGTTATATTTGAAGATGATGGACTAGACAGTAAAGGCAATAAAATCCATAAATTAGATATAGATGGTCATCCTATCATTAAGGATGTAGTGAGACATGATTTACCCTATTTAAAATCAGAGGTAATATCAATAATTAATCATATCAAGTTTAATGAGCCTGCATAACGATAATATACCAATGTTTAAGTGCTATGTGCGCTTATCACATTTTACCAAAAATCCAGAGCATGATAATCAATTTCATTCATGTTATGCTTTTGGTATACAATCTCTACCAATGAAAATACTCACTTTTCATGTTATGTCAGACTATGGAATGCTAAGATCTAGAGTTCCACTGTCTGAAATATTTATGAAAGAACCTGTCTCTGATATCCCATATTATTATAAACAGCTATGGGATTGTTTTTCAGAGAATGTAACTGTCACAAAATTTGACTATCTATGTGACAAGAAATGTCAAGTTGTATTAAGGGATGGAACTAAGGTGTGGGCAACTTATATGTTTACTATTGATTGGTTTAATAACCCCTACTCAGATGAACCTTCTGACTATAAATGCGGACATATTCTTGTGGCTGATGATGGATATCTACTTTGTCAGCCAAATAACAGGATATATTGGAGAGATAGCAACTGGATTACAAAAGATTTTCCTATATCTCCTAAAGAAATAAAAGTAGATACATACATACCTTCTGTTGAATCTGTAGCAGATAGATGGATAACAGAGGATACAGATTGTTTTTACTATAACATTGATAAAGATGACAATAAAGCTATTTGATATTCAAAATTCTAAGGTAATACCTACAGAACATTGTTATACATTGTCTACTTTAAAAAAAATTATGGATAAATTCCCTGATGATTATTTGAAAGTATATCAGTATTTATTCTATATGACCTGTCCAAATCCAGATATGAATCCCTTTTTCAATACTGTAGAAGATGACAGAGAAGAAATTATTCTAAATGAAATAGATGCAGAGTTTAGCACAGAGGAGACAGAAATTCAAGAGGCTCTAGCATTTTGTATTAAACTATATGAAACTCCAACTTCAAGAGCTTATAATGGAATAAGAAAGATGCTTGACAAGCTTGGAAAATATATGGAAACCACACCAATAACAGACGGTAGAGATGGCAATATCACAGCGCTCATTAACGCGGCAGCAAAGTACCAACAAATCAGGGAGTCGTACAAAGGTGCCTACAAAGACCTCCAAGAGGAACAAAAGAGTCATGTACGAGGTGGACAGGGACTCGCCTATGATCAGATGTAATAATAAATTTGTACCATTTGAGATTGATTTGTTTTTAAATCACATGGGTATAAGTGTTAATCAAACTGATGATCAGTTTATTGAATCAATGGTGAATGCTGGATACCTGGCTGAACCAGATCATGAACTACGTGATTTGATTATAGAACCATTTTATAAGAATCCCACAGCAGCAGCATTAACAATTATGTATGAAGGAGGTGGTATTATTATGAGATTTAAAAACTTTGATCCCGTAGATCCAATAAAATTAGGATATGTAGCACATGAAGCTTTACATGCTACATCCTTTATGTTAAATAGTAAGAACATTATCTTTAATGATGATACTGAGGAAGTGTATGCATACACCCTTGGGTATATTACGTCCTTATTTTATAAGGAGATGTTTAAATGGATTTCATAAATATACTATCATGTCTAAAACAAACATTGAAAAGAATGCTCCTAAAGGAGATGTAAAGTTTTCTCTATCTCTTACAGAAGAACAGAAAGCTGCAAAATCTAAAATTTTAGAAACTCCAATTAACTTTTTAATTGGTCAAGCAGGAACAGGAAAGACTTTGGTTGCTGTTCAAATTGCTTTAGACATGTTTTTTAAAAGACAGATTAACAAAATTATTATAACAAGACCTACTATTTCTACTGAAGAAAACGGTTTCTTACCAGGTTCTCTATCTGAGAAGATGGAACCTTGGTTAGTTCCTATTAGATCTAATATGCAAAAGGTATATGCTAAACCTGACATATTAGAAAAGATGGAACAAAATCATGATATTGAATTAGTTTCATTAAGTCATTTCCGAGGTAGGACTTTTGATAATGCTGTATGTATAGTAGATGAATTTCAGAATCTTACTAAATCACAATTACAGATGTGTCTAGGTCGTCTAGGTAAAGACTCCAAAATAATATTTACAGGAGATAGCCAACAGATAGATCTAAGACCAAGAGACTTTTCTGCTGTTCATGATATTTTTAAGATTGAGAATTCACAGTATGTAAGCAAGATTATTCTTAAAGAGAATCATAGACATGAAGCACTTGAGGAAATATTCAAGCTTCTAAATGAATATTAATATGTCATATATAATTGTACCAACATATAATGGAGAGTGGACCCAGACTGAATTTGAGACCAAAGAAGAATTTACTGAGTTTCTAACCGGTCTTTTTAAAGAGCCCGGTAATTATGAGTTTGATGAAGTATCCAAATTATTTAATGAGCAGGCTAGACTATTTAATAAAAATGGAATTTACTGCCCATATCCACAAGGAACCAAAGACTTTATTGCATACTGGAATGATCAAAAAGATAAGTGTAGAAATGGAGTAATCTTTTATAGTGGAGAAAAGGTTTGGTATCTGACCAGAGACTATTATATGTGGCTTAACTTTCTACCAATCTTTGACAAGGAAGAAGGTAAGTTTGGTTTTGCTAAAGTCAGAGATGCACAGTATCATATGGCTCTATATGAAGTATTAGCTGAACTAAATAACAAACATGCAGCAATATTAAAAAAGCGTCAGATTGCCAGTTCTTATTTTCATACAGGTAAACTAATAAATCAAATATGGTTTGAAGAAGGGGTCACTCTCAAGATGGGAGCTAGCCTAAAAGACTATATAAATGAAAAGGGGTCCTGGAAGTTTTTAAATGAATATGAATCCTTTTTAAATAAACATACAGCATGGTATAGACCAATGAACCCTAATAAGGTAATGATGTGGCAACAGAAAATTGAAGTTGCTCAGGGTTCTGATAAAAGAAAATCTGAAATAGGTCTAAAAGGTGTTATACAGGGAATGTCCTTTGAAAAAGATCCTACAAATGGAGTAGGTGGTCCCTGTAAATATTTCTTTCATGAAGAGGCTGGGATTGCCCCAAAAATGGACACTACTTATGAGTATATAAAACCAGCTATGAGATCTGGTTTTATATATACTGGAATGTTTATAGCTGCAGGTTCTGTGGGTGACTTGGACCAGTGCGAGCCTCTGAAGGATATGATATTAAACCCTACCAGTAATGATATATTTGCAATTGAATCTGATTTAATTGACTCTAAGAAAACTATTGGTAGAACAGGTCTATTTATTCCTGAACAATGGTCAATGCCACCATATATTGATGAGTTTGGTAATTCAAAAGTAGAAGAAGCTCTTATAGCTTTAGATGCTCAATTTGAGCAATGGAAAAAAGAACTTTCTCCGGAAGACTATCAATTAAGGATTTCTCAGCATCCAAGAAATATCCAAGAAGCC